CTGGCCCTTACCATAGGTGAAAAATGGCCCTTATTTATTTGCGCCATGAGCGTCATGGCGTTAAGATCGCTACGCTAGAGATGGAAGCGGAAGCCGACGAAGAGAACGGCTGGGAAAGGTTCGATCCGAATGACGACGACAGCCGGGGATCAGATCAACGGAGCGCTGAGACTACTGGGCGTCCTCGCAGAAGGCGAAACGCCCTCAGCGGAAACGTCGCAGGACGCGCTGACAGCGTTGAACCAGATGATCGACTCGTGGAACACAGAGCGTCTGGCGGTCTTTTCAACTCAAGACCAAACCTTTCTGTGGACCCCAGGTCTTAGGAGCCAGACACTTGGGCCAACAGGTGATTTTGTCGGTAACCGCCCGGTTCTGTTGGATGACGCGACATACTTTCGCGATCCGCAGACCAATGTGTCTTACGGCATAAAATTTATCAACCAGCAGCAATACGACGGTATTGCTGTTAAGACCGTTACGTCCACATACCCGCAAGTCATATGGGTCAACATGACCTATCCTGATATTGAGATGGTCATTTATCCGGTGCCTTTGCGGCTTCTGGAATGGCATTTCATTTCGGTTGAAGAGCTATCGCAGCCAGCTGTGCTGGCGACACCGCTTACTTTCCCGCCGGGCTATCTCCGGGCGTTCCGTTATAATCTGGCGTGTGAACTTGCGCCTGAGTTTGGCGTCGAGCCATCTGCGCAGGTGCAGCGCATCGCCATGTATAGCAAGCGCAATCTGAAGCGCATCAATAACCCCGACGATATTATGGCGCTGCCGTATAGCATCGTGGGGACTCGTCAACGCTACAATATTTACGCAGGGAATTACTAATGGCTACCGTCGCTATCACTGGGCTGCCCGCTGGCGCTTCCGCTTCTGGTTCGGACGTATTTCCATACGTCCAATCAGGAACCACAAAGAAAATCACATACACGAATCTGTTTACGAATGCGGCTTTAGTTACGCCGAATATCGGCGTCGCCACCGCCACGTCGGTTAATAAGGTCGCGTTGACTGCGCCGGCTACGGGCTGCACTTTGACGATAGCAGAAGGCAAAACGCTGACTGTCGACAATACGATCACGTTTAGCGGCACCGACAGCACCACGATTTCGCTTCCGTCTACGTCGGCTACAATGGCCAGAACGGACGCCGCCCAGACGTTTACAGGCGCGCAGACATTCTCTACCGGCGTCATTTGTGGGGTTCAGGCACTTTCAGGGGCGGGCGCTGTCAACCTGACAACACCTACTACGGCGTTCACTTCTACGGGCGCAAGTCAGGCGCTGACGTTGGCTAACGGAACGGTCGGGCAGATCAAGACGATTGTTCACGTCGTTGATGGCGGGTCGGGCGTCCTTACGCCTACGACGGCGCTTAACTATACGACCATAACCTTTACCAACGCCGCTGACGCCGTTACGCTTCAATACTTTACGCAGGGCTGGGCAGTCATTGGCGTAAGAGGCGCAACGGTGGCCTAATGAAGACGCCGATTCTTGGCTCCGCCTATGTAGCTCGCAGCGTTAACGCGGCTGATAACCGCATGGTCAACCTCTTTCCAGAGGTTGTGCCAGAAGGCGGTAAAGAGCCCGCGTTTCTTCAGCGAGCGCCAGGGCTTCGGCTGTTAGCGACTATAGGCATAGGCCCAATCCGGGGATTTTGGGTTGCAGGAGAATACGCATACTGCGTCTCCGGCAACACTTTCTACCGGATAAGCAGCGACTGGAGTTATCAGGCTTTTGGGACCATCAGCGGTTCTGGGCCTGTCAGCATGTCGGATAACGGCGTTCAGATATTCATAGCTGCAAATCCGTTTGGGTATATCTTTAATACGGCCACAAGCGTTTTTGGTGAAATCACTGACCCCAACTTCCCCGGCGCGGTCACCGTAGGGTTCCTTGACGGATACTTTGTATTTAATGAGCCAAACAGCCAACGCATTTGGGTCACGGCCCTTAATGACGGCACGCTCGTAGACCCGCTCGACTTTGCGTCGGCTGAAGGTTCACCGGACGATATTGTGTCGATCATGGTCGATCATCGCGAAGTTTGGGTCTTTGGCGTCAATACCGTTGAAGTTTGGTATAATGCTGGAACACCCGATTTTCCGCTTGCGCGTATTCAAGGCGCGTTCAATGAAATCGGCTGTATCGCCCCCTATTCAGTCGCCAAACTGGACAATGGCTTGTTCTGGCTAGGCGCGGACGCTCGCGGCCGTGGTATTGTCTATCGGTCTAAAGGTTACAGCGGTGAGCGCGTCTCGACGCATTCTGTCGAATGGCAGATTCAACAATACGACGATATGTCGGATGCCATTGGTTTTACTTATCAGCAAGACGGCCACGCTTTTTATGTGCTAGTCTTTCCGTCCGCCGATACGACCTGGGTTTATGATGTCGCTACCGGGTCATGGCACGAACGCGCAAGTTGGCAAAACAACGCTTTCGCGCGTTTTCGTGGCAACTGTCAGATGTCTTACGCCAATGAAATTGTCGTCGGCGATTATGACAATGGAAACATATACGCGCTTGATCTGACTGACTACACCGATAATGGTGAAACGCAAAAATGGCTTCGGTCTTGGCGCGCGCTTCCGACCGGCCAAAACGATCTTAAGCGCACGACGCAACACAGTCTTCAGCTAGATTGTGAGTCTGGCGTCGGCATCACTGGAGCCGCCCCCCGCGTCATTGAAGATATAACGTCAGAACTAGGCGAGATACTTACCGCCGAATACGCGCTTGAATATGTAACCGCCGAAGACGGCTTGGAGTTAGTAACGGAAAGCGGCGCGCAACTTGTCCTATACACATACAGCACGCCAGACCTGTCAGGCTACTATATAACGACCGAAGCAAGCCTAGCGCTTTCCGGCCATGACCCACAGGTCATGCTGCGTTGGTCCGACGACGGCGGTCACACATGGTCGAACGAGCATTGGAAATCCATGGGTAAAGTTGGCGAGTATGGTCGTCGCGTTATCTGGCGGCGTCTTGGCATGACCCTGAAGATCCGCGACCGCGTGTATGAAATATCAGGGACTGACCCGGTTAAAGTGGCGATTATGGGCGCTGAGCTAATCGTGGACAGAACGAATGCCTGATAACAATATAACGAATATCCCGGCTCCCCGCGTTCCTATTATTGACGCCACGACAGGGTATGTCTCGCGTGAATGGTATATGTTTTTCTTTAACCTGTTCAATCTGACGGGTTCTGGTAGCAATAACACTTCGCTCGAAGATCTTCAGCTCGGACCGGCCGATTCGCTTGTCGGCACCACAGCGGATCTCAATTCGCAGGATCTTATCGAAACGTTGCCTCGCGCTGAGCTTGGCACAATGGCTGCCGTTCAGCAGGACAACGTTCCTTGGCTGCGGTTTAATACGGGCGGGTTGACAGCTAACTTTGCCCCCACCGTCGGGACTATGTATTGGAATGGCGGAACGACCGTCAACATCCAAAATACAGCGAACGTAAGCCAGCCGGTAGGCGAGGCGCAGTACTACTACATAAAGGCTACGGCCAACATAACAAAAGGCCAGCTTGTAATGTTCGATGGCACTGTTGGTGCTTCTGGGCAGCTCAAGGGAAAGCCTTCCGCAGCGGGATTGACATCTAGCGACTATCTTATGGGCGTCGCCGCTGAAAATATTGCGCTCAACGGATTTGGCGTTGTCACAAGTTTTGGCTTGGTTCGCGGGATCGATACGACGGCATGGAACGAAGGCGATGTTCTGTACTATGACCCCGCCGCTGTTGGTGGGTTGCGCGTAGGACCGCCATCGGCTCCTTACACTAAAGCGATCATCGCGGCGGTTGTCTATGTTCCGTTAGGTGGAACCAACGGATCTATCTTCGTCCGCATTACGCCAGGGTCTTCGCTTGGCTCAACGGACAGCAATGTTGAATTCACGCTGCCCGTCGCAAATAACGATATTCTTCAGTATTACTCGGCCGGTCCTTATTGGCGAAATGTTGCCCCAAGTAGTTTATCCATCGGCACTGCTACTAATCTTGCTGGCGGCCTAGCCAATCAAATTCCTTACCAGACGGCCCCTAGCACAACGTCGTTCCTTGCTGCGCCAGCTACTAACACTGTCCTGACCGAAAGTGCTGGCGTCCCTACTTGGTCCACTAGTCTTACGCTTGGCGCTAACTTAAGTGTTAAAGGAAACACAACACTTGGCGACGCGACTGGCGATACAGTCACCATAAACGCCACTGCGGTTGCCTGCCCGAACGATCTTAATTTTGCGACTACCACACTCTACGTCGACGCTGCAAATGGTCGCGTCGGCATAGGCGACATCCCCGTATATAAGCTCTACGTTGTCGCCGCTGCCGGCGCGCAGAACATAATGCGCGTAGGCCAGACAGGCGTGAGTAACGGGTATACTATGGCGTCCAATGGAACGTCTATAAGCTATACTTGGGATACGACTGGCGCTGCGTCTAATATGACGCTATCCTCGACCGCCTTCAGCATTTCATCAGCTACTGCCGCGACATTTAATGGTTCTGTGGCGTGTAAAACGACGTTGTCTGTTGATGGCAACACGACGCTTGGTGATGCGGCCGCCGATACGCTTACGATAAACGGAACCGCTGTAACTATCCCAAATAGTCTTAATTTTGATGGCAATACTCTCTACATAAATTCTACTACAGATCGTGTCGGTATTGGTGCAGCGCCAGTCTATAAACTAGACGTTGTTAGCCCCACCGGCGGCGCAAATATGTTCCGCGCCGGTATCTCAGGTAAGACCAATGGTTTTACCATGATATCTGACGCAAGCGACGTTATCACATATTCTTTTCTTACTAGCGCCAGCGTTCAGGCCTTTAAAATTGATGCAAGTAGCAACACTCTAAATCAAGGCCCAGGCGGTCTTGGCTACGGAACGGGTTCTGGTGGCTCAGTAACGCAAGGAACAAACAGGACTACCGGCGTCACGCTGAACAAGACAAACGGCGCTATTACGTTAGTATCCGCCGCCGGCACAACGGCATGGCAATCGTTTACAGTCTCTAATTCGACTGTCGCCACCACAGATACAGTTATCGTTAACCAAAAATCAGGCACTGACTTATACGAGATCCATGTCACGGCAGTCGGGGCGGGTAGTTTTAGGCTAACGTATAGGACTACGGCCGGAACGACTATTGAGCAACCTGTTTTTAATTTTGCCGTTATCAAGGCCGTAACAGCGTAAGAGGGCAAGATGTTTTTAGCGTTTGTCACGCACGACATAAAAAATAACACTCTTGAGGCTGTATGGCTTGAGGAAGTATTTGATTCAAATGGCGATCTGCAAGAATACCGCCGTGTCAAAAGCCGCAATTATTCTTCTGACCAAAAAGAAGATTTCTTGGCCGACTGCGGCGAAATCGCCGCAAAATACGTCGTGATGGCCGGCTGGTGACATACCCAGCGGGTATGGTATACAATAAAATGACTTTCGGAGATTAACTATGGCCAGCGTTTCCCCTCAACCGATCCTCCAGTTTTTTGACGCCAACGGCGACCCGCTGGTCGGGGGGAAGCTCTACACCTACGCGGCTGGCACGACCACGCCGCTGGCCACTTATACGGATTCGACCGGAAACACGTTTAACACCAATCCGGTCATTCTGAACGCGCGCGGCGAAGCTCAAGTCTGGATGGGATCGAACGAATATAAGTTCCTCCTGACAGACGCTAACGACGTTGAGATCTGGACTGTTGACAATCTTAACAACGCGAACGCGGGCACTTTGGCGGCGCTGGCGGCTTCAGACGGATCTTCGCTAGTCGGGTTTATCCAGAATGGCACCGGCGCTGTCGCCACAACGGTGCAGGCTAAACTGCGCCAGTTCATTAGCGTAAAAGATTTTGGCGCGTCTTCTTCGGCGTCAGCAGCGGTTAACTTGGCGGCTTTCAAGGCGGCTGTTGTCGCTACGCCGGTCGGCGGCACGTTATGGGTGCCGGCGGATTCGTCTTATTATCTTATCGATACATCTGGCGGATTGTCCTCATCTATCAACGTCAACAAACAGATGTCGATTTTGATCGAAGGCGACGTTAAAGCTAACTACGGCACCAAGCAGCTTAATCCCCCTTATATATTTTACGTTACTGGAGATAGCGTCTCTTTCTACGGTCCTGGTCGATTGATCGGCAACGGCACGACGGATTCATCC